ACTATTTATTATGGAATTTGAAGAAGTCATTAAACCAACTTTAGTAGAACCTGGGGTAAAATACTTTTTGAACCAAACATTAAAACAATGTCGACATTATAAAAACAATTTCAACAATATTTTGTTTAATATTTTATTGTTGTGTGTCTTTTTAGTAATTTTAGGTTCATTATTAATTTATAAATATAAAGGTAAATTAAATCCAAAACAAAAAGCCCAAAAAGACATAGAAAAACAACAATATATATTAACCAAAATAAAAAATTATCAAACTGCTAAAAGAAAAGAACAACAAGAATTAATTACTGGATTACCTAATTGGGATAATGAATTTGATTTAGTACATAAAAATAATTTAAAATATATATAAAATATAGATAATGACAGATACAGATACGGATGAATATATTGTTGCTTTAGATAAGTATTACAATTTAAAAAATACATACAAACAAAGTATTAAAAAAGGTTTAAAAGAAACCGGACCAGGATTTAAACCCAAATGTATTAATTGCGAAAGACAAGTAGGAACCTTTTTTTATACTAGTTATAATCCAGAAGTAGATGGTAGAAATCTAATTGCTATTTGCGGAGATAAACAAACCCCGTGTGCCCTAAAAATAGATATTAATGTTGGATATTGTAATTCATTACAAGAAGATTTAAAAGAAGTCGAGACACTTATTCGAAATATAAAAAATGATATTATTTATGATAAGAATAACGCTATGTTTGGGTATATTTTAAAGGACAAAGCGTTGAAGAACTTCGAGATTTTTAAAAGTAGTATATCTGAGTATACCGACAGATTAAAAACCAATATAGAACAGTATGATTTTATTATAAATAATAAAAACATAAAAAATGAGATTCTAAAACTAGAGTTTGAAGTTAATGTAGATATAGAACAAATCAAAAGTTTAATAAATACTTCAAATAACACAAATAATACCCAATTTGTAATTGATGCCGTTGAACTATATCAACACACCCTAAAACCCAAATTGGATAATTTAATGAATCTTAAATATAAATATAATTTTTTAGAATTTAATGAAACCGACAAAACATACCAGTTATTTCAACTGCCACATTCAATCGAGACATTTGAGAGATGCTACGGAAATCCTAGAATTATTAGTTTTAAATATAAACCTGGACTACAAAAACCTAAACAAAAGGAAATTAAAGAAAAAAAACCAAAATCCCAAACACTAACCCAAACACTAACCCAATCACTAACCCAATCACTAACCCAAACAATGAAAAATAAACCCGAGAAGGTTAACCGCGCGAAGACTTTAAAAATAAAACCAATACCATTCATAGAGCAAAATACGGTGGGTTTCAGTGAAGCACCTATAAGTGTTATCGGCGATGTCGAATTAAATACTGATATGCTTAGAGAATCCGAACATACAAATATTGATTTTTAATAATTATATAATATATAATGTTAAAATATATATCAATACCTGTATTTCTGCTTAGTTTAATCATAGGACTATTTTTTATTTATATCCTCGGACCTGATTTAAAAACCATTTACATTTACCCAACTCCTGAAACTGTAGACAAAATATTATTTAGAGATAAAACCGAAAATTGTTTTGCTTTTAAGGAAGTAGTTGTCACGTGTCCTAGTGACGAAACTAAAATAAACAAGATACCTATTCAAACATAATATACGTACAACACAATACATAAAAATAAAATAATAATAAATACTATATAATGCTAAATTTTGAGAAATATGTACATACACAAACAGGTAAATATATATTATCTATTATATTGGGTTTAGGATTAGCTTCATTATTTAGAAGTGTTTGTAAAGGTAAAAACTGTATTGTGTTTTACGCGGCAAATATTGAAGACATACAAAACCAGATATATAAAATAGATAATAAGTGTTATAAATACGAACCAACACTTTCAAAATGTTCTAAGGATAAAAAAATAATAGAATTTGCGTAAATAACACAATTCTATCAATATTTATAATATTTATGAGTGATACCACAAATATTTTAGATTTACCGACTGACCCAATTTGTGGGGTTGGTGGACAACAAAAAAATAATATTAATTTAAACATAACTGAATCAAATAAACTACCCGATAATTTAGACCAAACTACCATTAACCAATTAATGACCGGACTACAACAAGCAACATCTACTGGAGCAACACAACTCCCATCAAGAGATATACCGCAAAATACCGAGATGTTTACCCAAGACGAACAAATACAAGCAAATTATATTCCCCACAATAAAAATCAGCAAGACTACATCTCAAATTATGATACTTCACAACCCATCGTGTCAAAACAGTCAAATGATACTTTAGATGAAATGTATAACGAACTTCAAATTCCTATTTTATTGGCAGTTTTATATTTTTTGTTTCAATTGCCTATTTTTAGAACATATTTGTTTCGATATTTACCAATATTGTTTTTAAAAGACGGAAACTTAAATATTAATGGGTATTTATTTACAAGTATTCTTTTTAGTTTATTATATTATATTTTAAGCAAAATAACCGTATATTTTACGGTAAAATAACCGATTTGCTTATCAAATCGTCCTATATCAAATACTTATATAACATTTGAAAGTAAAATTATGGATTGCGACTGTTAAATTGTGCCTCATATTTGTCATTCATTTTTTTAATTTTTTTATTAGTTATATGTTGAGAATATAAATTTAACATTATAGAGAAAGATATTCCAGGTAAATATTTTTTTATAATTATACTCATTTTTAATATAAAATGAATATAATTTAATTTACCAAAAAAAACCCTTCTTTTTTATAGTTTTAGATTTACGATATTTATTACGATTCGATTTTGTGTATTTATGATATTTATCATATTTATTACGATTATATTTTGTGTATTTGTCATATTTATTACGATTCGATTTTGTGTATTTATCATATTTCATTGGCGTTTTAAAAGTATATTTCGTGTTTTTATTACCATTATACTTTAAAAACCACTCTTCATATTCTTTTGTTTCCTTTTTATCTTTTAATTCATCAAATTTATCCGCTTTTTCACGCATTATATTTTCTAATGTCGGTTGGACCCCGTAACAATCTATACTAAAGCGTTTTAATACTCCCTTTTGTTCTAACCTGTTTTCTTTTTGAACATCAAATAAAAAGTTGGACATACATAATATACGGGTAATGTCATAATAAGGTTTATTCGCATATGTAAACGCTAAATAGAAACTTAACATTGTGTCAATTGTTGCTATTTTTATTTCTTTAGAATTCAATTTTATAACGTTATAACTGTGACATCCGAGAGGTTTATAAATAAATGCGATTGTGTCTGCCCCTACTTTTATTTCATAATTTAAAGGTATAATTTCTCCTATAGCCGTTTTTTTAGAAATGATTACATTATTTATTCCATTACTGTTTAATTCTTTTTTAACAATATTTGCCGTTTGTAACGGGTCTAATGATAGAACATCAAAGTCCGCAATTTTATTAACTTGTTTATTTATGTTTTTAGGCATATATTTAGCATATTGTTCCATCGCAAACCCTCCAAAAAATACTACATTATTATCAATTAAAGTATTTTTTACAACTTCGTAAATTTCAGTTTCTCTATTGGAATCTTCCATTTTTCTCTGAAAGTCAATTTTATTACAATTACTATTTGGAATAGGATAATATTTATTTATAAGTCTAAGTCGTTTAAACACCTTTTCCCATCGACTCGTATCTCCTGCTGGTTTTGATAATTCAGAATACATTGACATACGTAAAAAGTTCGCATCAGTGTATAAGATTCCATCAACATTAACCGATTTTCTTTTAAGAACATTAAATAATCCGTTTGGAACATTAGTAATATCAGCCATTGCTTGGAAATTTACAAATACCTTAAATGTTCCGTGATGTTTTCCTGTTTTAGCCTCAACATCTTTATAACCTTTATTAATATAAATATCAACTAATTCTTTTGCGTCATTTAAAGCATCCGAAGAAAAAAAATCATAATCTGGTATATCATCCTCATTATAAATTTTGGCATTTTCTGGTAATAACGCATTTATCGCAATTCCTCCATAACAAACATTTTTTTTTCTTTTTAAATAATCCTCTAAAATTGAAATCAGATCATTTAATTCGGCAGAATGTTCAACTCGAACTTTTCGTTTTTGTTTTTTATCACTCTCGTCAACCTGTAATCGTAATATTAATAATTCGCAGTCACTAAAACTCGTGTTTTTATCGCACATTTTTGGTTTCATGATATATAATTATTAAATATTAAAATTATAATAATTCGAAGATATTGTTCTGGTTTCATAAGACAATTCGGGTTTTTGAGGGGTTGGGTCCGGTAATATAACCGGAATAAATCTTAATCTTTCAGGCTTTAACACGAACCCAAACCCGTTTTCATTGAAAAATGCTGTGTTTTCTTCAATATATTGGTCTATATATTGATATCTCATAGCAATGAGTTGACACCCAGTTTCTCTAACAACAATACCGCTTGGGTTTTGTGGGTTTGAACCGATATCAGGCATAGCAATTGTCATGTTTTGTTTATTATAATTTTGTAATTCGGTAATATCTGGCGTGTTTTTTATGTCATAATAATGTAGCGCGCGCATAAAAATAGAGTTACTTGTAATGTTTACATATTCTAAAAATGCCTTATTATCCAAAAAGGATGTGTTTGTCTTGTCAACAATAATAACGATTTTACCCTTTAAATCTAATATAGGGACTTTTCCTATATTTCTGCCTTGGTTTTCATAACTATATGTTTTTCCGAGTAATAAATTATTATAGGTTTCAAATATATGAGAGAATTTATTAAACATTTTTTGGTTATTACTGAATATTCGTAAATGTATAATGATTGGGTCTGTATAATTTGGAGATGTGCTTTGAGAAAACGCATAATTTGATAATATACTCATAACCTCAGAAAAGTTAACATAATTATACGTTTCTTTTACGTAATAATTATTTGAGGTTGATGTCGCAACTACGGGGTTATCATCAATAGAATATATTTCAAAATCAAGACCTCTACATCCCTGTTTTAATACATTAATCAAATTACAGGTGTTTACAAAATCATTTTTATAGTTACCTCCACTACAACAATTATATGCGGTTTTGATATAATAATCCAATAGGTTATGATTGAATTTCTTATATTTTGCGTCAATAGGTTTAATTTTATTATTTAATGTTCCATAAATATTAGTCATAAATTTACATTCACTAGAATATAGACTTTTTTTATATAAATAATAACATATAGCTAAAATAATTATAATAATTATAATAAACAAGATAAATACTGATATTGTGTTTTCCTTGAGATTTAATAATTTTTCTTTAAAATTACTAAATTGTTGTGTTGACATATTTATTATAATACTATTTAATAATAAAAAAAGTTAAATAATATTATATCTATAATATAAATTAAATGCCCGGAGGATTATTAAATCTTGTTAGTGAGGGACAGCAAAATATTATATTAAATGGAAATCCAAGTAAAACTTTTTTCAAATGTTCATATTCAAAATATACGAATTTTGGTATGCAAAAATTTAGAGTTGATTTCGAAGGTTCCAAAACGTTACAATTAAATGAATCATCTCAATTTGTATTTAAAATACCAAGATATGCCGATTTATTAATGGATTGTTACTTATCAATTAATTTACCTGATATTTGGAGTCCCATATTTCCGCCACAATCTACAGACCCAAGTTATAATTCAGTATGGGTTCCGTATGAATTTAAATGGATTGACTATCTTGGTGCCGAAATGATAGAAAAAATATCAATCACATGTGGAAATCAAACTCTCCAGGAATTTTCAGGAACCTATCTATTGGCAACTGTTTTGCGAGATTTTACCGGGTTGAAGAAAGATTTATTTAATGAAATGATAGGACACACTAGTGATTTAACCGATCCGGGAAACGCATATTCGCGTGTAAACTCTTACCCCAATGCTTATCACAATACTTCTAGTTCAGGGTCTAATCCATCCATACGTGGTAAAACCTTATACATTCCATTAAACGCGTGGTTTAATTTAAATACACAGATGGCGTTTCCATTAGTTGCGTTACAATATAACG